GTCGGCAATGTTTAATCGATCCGACTTTACTGCACCATTTAAATAAACAGATGACCCGTTATAGGTAATGTTTCCAGCACTAGATCCAATTGAAAACACTCCAGACGGATTGATTGCAATACCTGACCCGGTCATGGTTGTACCAGAAACTGATGCGGTTCCTGTTTGCGCTTGTTTTACAATGCCTACCCAATTATGAACAGATGATGAACTGGATAAATTTGAACTGGAAGTGTCATTAAACACTTTAAACGCAAAGTAATAACTATTCCCCGGCAATGAAATATCAGGAAATTTAATAGAAGCGCTTGGGGAATAAGCGCCACCGCTAGAGTTTGTTTGACTTCCCCAGACTTTCCAATCTAATTCAGTCGGAGTTGCTGATGTTGTATAAAACAGAACAATTGAATTTACTCGACCACTTGATGGAATTTGGCAAGTAACACTAAAAGTAGGAACAGATATAGTTAAATTTATATCTCCAACAACTGGCGCAGGCAATGTCGAAAAATAAGAACCGGAAACCAAATTGCTGTTTGGGGTTGGAGCAAATTGAGTAATACTAAAATCATCATACACTGCGGCATTGTATTCAGACAGTTCAAGACTGGCCCCCAAACCGCCGTCTGGCAAAGAGGCTTCCTGTATTTTCAAAACCCTAAACAGTTTTGATGACCATCCGTAGCTAGCATTAGTTACGCTGACAACATCGCCAGCATTTACTTGAATGCCGGGATAAGCAGTGGCAAAAGAAACAATCAGATCTTCTCTTGCTTGCTCAAGCAATCGATTAGCAAGATATTCTGCTTGAACTGAATCATTCACCAAATCAAACGAAGTGTTTAATTTATTGACAGGTTCGTTTGAATAAAGCAACCCGACAGGCGTTTGCAAACGAATGTATTCTGGCTGATCTTTGTTTCCTTTAAACGGAAATGATGCTTCAATCTGATTGATACTTGAAGAAAGATCAGTAACAGAAACTCTAATATCTCCAATGATGTTTGAATCATTAAAATCAAACGAATTGGCGTTGTCTTTGTTTATTACAACAGCCCATTGACCGGTTGCTGCTTCGTAAGCCATCCATGAATCACAAGACATCATGATTTTGTTGACGTTGGAAAGAATTTGCTCTCCAGTGTCAATGACGCCATTTATACGATACCTGGCTTGCGTTGCAGAACCGCCGCCGCTAGGAGTGTATGTAATCAATGCGTCAGAGTAGGTGTTGAGATCATTGCAGGAAGTGGTGTTAATGTTAGATAGCAATACAGCGCCGCCATAAACACTGCTGTTTAAGTAATCTCTAAAGACGTCACCAGGCCGAGCAGCGCCTGCGCCATTTAGGTAATGATTTACCTTGAACGTAAGTGGCGAAAGACTGGTTACTTCGTCGTTCCTGTTGTAGTTAAGTTTAACAATGGCAAACGCCAAACCGTTCATTTGCCGGGTGCCAGTCCATCGCTGCGCAACATCAATATCCGAGCCACCCATAACCGTTGAAGGCATTGACGCACTGTTCAACGGAGTGATTACGCCTGCTGCTGTTGATCGATACAGCCAAATATACAAATCATCTGCAATTTTAGTATCAACATTTCCTGCGCCGTCAGTCAGTGAAACAGCTTTTGTTAAATCGGTGCCGTCAAAAGTGACTTTTCTGTCGCCATAATAAAAATTGCTTGTGTCAAACGTAAACAATCCATCGGGCGATACATGGCTAATTGCCATGACGTAATACATTGTCTTTTGATCAACAGACAAAACCGCATCAATAAACTTTCCACCGAGCCAAGCGTCACCATAAGCAATGGGAATCGGATTGTCTGAACTGGGCGGCATCTGCTGGCGCGATCCAGTGTCTTGCGGCGCATCCGGTCTAGAAATAAAAACCCGGCTAACAATTGCAGATATTGCAAAGTTAATCGCGAAAGTAGCAGCAGCAACACCAAATGCTCCTATTGCCGCTGTTGCTGCCGCTATAGAGCCATAAATTGCAGTTAAAATTACGCTTGCCGGCATATCAAACCTTCAGAAAAGTTGAATCAATCATTTTGTAACCAGGCAATGATTGAACTGTGCTGTTTTTCATCAATGACATATAGACAAGTTTTACCCTGTTTTGTTTTGTCAACTCATCTGCTTTTTTGTTAAACGCTAAAAACAACTTGCCGCCAATTGTTTTGTTTCTAAAGTCTGGATGAATCCACCAGGCTAATTCCCGCAACTCCATGACCGAATTACACCAGATGTTAGGCGTAATGATGCCTGCAATCATGCCCCTATGCTGGTCATCAATAAAAATAAAGCCTCTGCCAAGAATCAATGACAAAAGCAAGTTTGATACATATTCTGAATTGTGTGCTGTTGTATTTGATAAAGCATCAATGCCCGATTCAAAAGAGTATTGACGCATCATTTCTACGCAAGCATCCAAGTCATACTTGTTTGCTAAGCGAATCATTAACCGCCACCTCCTGAAAGACTTGTTATGGGCGCCGTGTTTTGAGAATTCTCGTCAGAATTAGGAGTAGAAACGCTGCCAGACTGCGGGGGCTTGCCGAAATCAAAATACTGATTGCTAATCACGCTCACTCGATTCATTGACGTGTCACCAGGGTATACAAACTGCCAGCTTTTCTGGTTGGTTTTCATTCCGCCAATGCGCGCTTCCAAGATTTTGCGCATAGAACAGCATGCAATAGAGCAAGTTGCAACTCTAGTTCTTGCCATGCCATCAAATTTTTCTGTAATGCCGACATTGTTAATAATTCCCGTGTACCGCTTAAAAAACTGCGTTGTCGGCGTCGTAATGATTTGATTGTTAGTGTCTAAAAACCCTCTCCACACTTCAACCAAACTGCCTTTGATATTACTAGACAACATTAGCGCAATATTGTTTGGATCAATGCCGGTTAGCGAGATGGTTAAATCTGCAGAAGTGTTTTTCATGTCCTGCTGCACTTCACCCAACATCAGCAAACTGCCAAGGTTTGAGTACGTTGTGCCGCCTACGGTTATAGGTGCCGCAGCATTGCAAAACGTGTACACGGTTGGAATATCCCCAACCGAAAGTTTAATAAATTCCGCGTGGCGGATATTGTTTGCGGTCAGCGCCGCCATTGTTGTTGTCATGGTGCTATGTTTTCCCTAAAAACAAACGGGCCATCCCAAGTCACAAACGCCCCAGCATTCATCGGCATGAGCGTATACGTTGGACACTGTTCAGCATAGACTGGAAAGTACACAGACGCTCCTACGGCCGTCAGGACGCCCGTAGCAGGCGTCCCAATGACCGGACGGTGCAGAATGACGGAAACGGTAGAGGCACCGCCACGCTCGACGCGTGCGGCCACTTTGTAGACGTATGCTCCAAGCTGCAAAAAGTCGCCAGCAGCAAACACAACAATTCCCGCCCCAACTGCAGGCAAGCCGCCTACGCTAATAGTCGTTGCATTTGCTGCAGGTACTGATGCAAGAGTCAATGCCGCAGCCTGGGCAAGAGACAAGCCGCCTTTATATTCAGTGAACCAAGACAACTGGGTTGTGTTAAACGTAATGTTCTGCGGGTATTCTCGGTCAGAAACGTCGATTGCCTGAATGACATCCCGCACCTGCGGGTAGTACAGGTAATTATGCGGCGTGACCGTAAACACCCAAGGCACTGCGGTCAGGTAGCCAGCAGTCCTAACCTGGCCACCTCGACTAACCTGCTCGCCAACCGTCCGTCTGTTGTTCACAGACATCGACTGCTGGATGTTAAATATCGTTTGAAACGACACTATGCTCTCCCAGACGAAGTGGCCAGGCCTTTGGCGGCGTATGCGTTTGCTGCCCAGATCGCTTTGCTACTGCCATACAGTCTATCTTCAAACGATTTTACATCAATGGCGCTGATGTAATTGTTGGTGACGTTTGTGGTAGATCCCATGCCTGCCAGCGCATGATTTGGAATGATTGTGCCCGCAGAGCGAGGAACAAACAGTTCAGGGCCGCGCTCGCCGACTAGACCTATTTTCCCTTCATCAACTGATCCGCCGTCTGCTCGGTCTGGATTAAAAACATGCTCTGCAATTGACCCATTTGGATTGTAGGTAGA